CCGCCGAGCCAATTCTGCTCATATACAATGATATAATCTAAAGTTGCTTCGATAACCCATGCAACGTGACCATATCCAGCACCGTAGTTGCTACCGAATACAACCATGTCGCCAGGTTGTGCTAAGAAGTCTGGTGTGTTTTGGTATACAGTAGCTAGTCCGTTAAAATTATTAGCACTTGGGATGTCTTTGGCACCTACACCTTTTAAGTTGTAGCCAAATAAGACTTGCCAACCTGCATTGGCATAGTCAAAGCATTGAAATCCATACCAAAGGTCGATATTAAATTGTTTTCCCTCAGATGTTTTCAACCACTCTATAAACTCTTTTTTAGTCAATTTTGCTTGCATTGTCGCCACCTCCATAATGATATTCGTTTACGTCAAAGCCAACATCGTTAGAGGCGTCTGTAAACGGCTGTGATGTATCATATTCTTTTGGGGCTTTCGTGCTTAATTCGGGCGTTAAGCTAGCATCTTGTGAAGTTTTCCAAGTGACTTGTTGTTCTTCTTTGCTACTATCTCTAGGCGCTTGATAAGTCTGTGCTATAGATGAATCGGCAACACCTTTTGACGTTGGGTCAGTAATAACGCCAATACCTGTAAGTAGCGTGAGGATAGCGCCTATAATCGCGCTAGCTTGATTTAATTGATTTGATAAATCGAATCCGAATAAATCTGTGATTTGCTTGATAAATAGCAATAATGCCCCAATCAATCCCGTTAATACCGCTTTATTTTTAAATCTCAATTTCCAGTTAATATCCATTTATTTGCTCCTTTTATCCAAAATAAAAAGCCAGTGCCGAAGCACTGACCTTTAATCGTTATTTGCATTTACCGAACCAAAAACAAGCCCAAAAACTATAACCTAAAATCCCTTTAAGCATGGTAATCACCTCCTTTAAATACCGAATACTGTTTTTAAAATTGCTATAACAAACGTACTTAGTATCGTCCCTATTAATCCAAGAATCCACATCTTAATGTCTCTAATGTTTTTGGCATTTTTTTCCTTATTTTTTTCATCTTCTTCTTTGTCGCGCTTTAATTCTTCAAAATTTCTATCTAATTTGTCATAAATCTTTTCTTGCGCTCTCAGACTATCTTCTATTCTGTCGAATTTTTCAAACATAGTCTTATCATTTTCTTCTAAACGCGTTAAACGCCAATCTTGTTCATGTCGTTTGGTAAATCCAAACATTCTGCCACCCACTTTATTCAAATTAAAAAGCCATAGACTCTTGGCCTATGACACTAGATTTTCTGGATACTTTTCTCCTGTAATAATTGCGTATTCCTCTTTATCTATAACTTCCATGTCTACATACCACGCTATATCTTCTTTAGTATATTCTTTCAATTGATACCATGTTTTAATATCTTCGAAAGTTGGTGAAATCAATTTAAGCATTTTCCGTCTCTCCTTTAACCTCTTCTAATTTTTTATTGAATGCTACAATCTGTTTTGCCATCAAAGCGTTTTGTTTATTAACTTGCATCAATAACTTTGTACTTTGAACAACTTGCTTCTGCATACTAGCAACCATTTTTCGTAATATATCATCAGAAGCACCTGTACTATTCTCTTCATTATCAATCTGTTGATGTGAGTCATCCTTTTCCTCTGTATAATCTTCATTAAAAATTATTTTTCCATCTGAATATTTAAATACTTTAGGTCTAAAAACTTGAGAGAAGTTTTCTGGAAGACTTTCTATATCAATACCTTCTTCAAAGCCACCAATGATAGCGTATGAAATTATCTCATTACGCTTGTTAACTAATATTTGCATTATTTTCTCACTCCTATAATTTTGTTGATTGTTCCTCTATTTGCATTGGCACCAGAGCCTCTTTGACTTCCTAAGTCGAAATAGACATCGTTTGATATAGTTAAAGATGTACGACTAGATTTAGTTAATCCAAACTCATAAACACCTCCACCATTTCCATCACCATCTGGAAGATTTGAGGGATTCAATGAAATCTTTCCTCCTCCAAAAGGACTGCCAAACTCTGTAAAGTCACCACCTGGAAAAGTCCCATAAAAAATTAATAAAATAAATTGGTCTAAACTCTCATTTAAGTACAATGTAGAGCCCACACCATTTGCTGTTCCATCAAAAATAACCGAATACCTTTTATTAAACTTGTCATCTGCGTATAATTTAGCGTTACTTTCGGCCATATTAGCTTTTGATTGGGCACTTTGAACAGTTTCAAAAGGTGTATTGTAATCATTAATAGCTAATTCTGACCACTCAGACCATGAACCCGCTTCTTTTCTTTTAACAAACACTTTATTTGTACCGTTCGGTCGATAAGTCATACGCTTGTAATCTGAAGTTACTACTAAATATTCGACAGTACCGTTAGTACTAACATCTCTTGGATAATTTATAGCTTGCGAAACATAAATAAATTGGGTTGAATCACCTATTCTTTGTTCTGGATTATTAAAATCAAATCCAGTAATCTGCATTATCTTACCATCATCTTTAGTAATCTTAGCTTTTTGCCAATTTGAAGTAGAACCACTTGTGACTAAACCACCACTATTCACTGACTGCTTGAAGGCTTCATGTTTCTCATCCATATATCGCTTTTGCTCATCGAATGTTCTTGAATATGCTTGCGCTTTATTTTCCAAATCAGATATACGGCTATTAGCAAGTTGCTTTAATTCATCAATACTTGAAGATTTTGCTATTTGAATATCTGATAGACCTTTTTCTTTAGCTTTTTCAATCAGACTCGCATAATCCTCACCATTTTTTATAGCCTCGTCCATTGCTTTCGCGCGATCCATAATAGTTTTTTCTAATTCTTGAAACTCAACAATATAGTGTAGTTTTGTTTCAGAGGGAATCTTGCTAAACAAACTTTTTTCAACGTTAAATGTGATAGTTCTCTCTACAACTACCACGTCTGAATTACCTAATTCTGCAACCGAAACTTGAGCTTGATAACTTCCATCTCTTTTAATTACATCATTAGGTAATTGAAATTTTAAAATACCTTTAAATGGATCTAATATTTCTAGTGGAGCAACTACCATTACTCCTTTACCTCGAATCGCTATTCGTGCTTTGATATTTTCTTCACTCAGTAATAACGGTTGATTATTTTTAATGATATTAAAAAGAAGAACAGAAGAATCACTCTCTCCTGTTCTAAAAGTTATATCTAGATTTGAAATATTTTCATAATGCGCTGTGTTTTCTAAATTTATAGCTACAGATTTCTCTAAATTACTCATTAACTTATAATTCTCCCTTCGTGTAAAGTCCATGGCCCTGAACTTGTTTTACTATCATAATTTTTCAATAGTATCTCAGCAGATGCTGTAACACTATTACGAACTAGCCTATGAACAAAGCCACCTGTGTTTGAAGCTTCTACATATAAGTTCCAACCAGCCACCCCTTTACGTTCAGTTGGAAAATCTGTAAAACGTTTTGTATCATCCGTAGTTAAATAAAACGACATGCCTACTATATTAATATCTGACATTTTTGTGATGAATGAAGGTACTCTCTCCCATTTACCACTATTTTTAGGCACATAATTCCAGTCCGAAATGTCTCCAGTTCTTCCAGAAAGCACCCTTTCAAAAGTCATCATATTCCTTGCATAACTATTACGCGTCAATATCTGAATTACATCACCGCCAGTTTGTGGTGGCTTAACTTCCAAGAACCAACCTGCATCACGCCATTCTCTTGGTAATGGGAAATCATCGATTTGAACTGTATGATCAGTGTATAAATAGTAAAGACCTGGCTCTGTTAACATCCCAAGATTCTTAAGTTTATCAGGCCTCATTGGTAAAGGTTTAACTCTACCACCTGTGTCACTCATGATAAAAGGAACGCCTCTTGAGTGAAGTATTTCTAAAATACCTCTTTGCCCAATCATGAAAATACGATGTGTTCTATTTCCATCGCCACCAACAGTAACACCTAGCATCAAAGCCTTTTTACCGCTATCTTTATCATAGTATATTTGTAGACCCTCTGCTTCCGCAAATTCACCAGGAAATGAATCAAGTGTTCCACCATAATCGGCATTAACTTGATATGCTTCTTCTCCTGTTTCTAAATCGAAAGCCGTTAAATAGTTTCTATTATTCGGATTACTATCTCCTGTGTACCAATACAAGTATTTTTCATCAAAAGTCACACCTTGCATTGGCTGAGTTTCATTTGTTAGTCTCATAGGAATGCTAATTTTATACAAAACTTTATCAATATTCTTATCAACATCGTCTAAACTTCTTATCTCTATATAATTCATTGAGTTTTCAAGTTCCCACTGACTTCTAGGTCTCTCAATTCTGTATAGAATTTTATTTTCTTTTTCATTTATGACAGGGGTGATGTAGGGTTTTTCTGGGTGTCCTGTAAATACATCTTGCATACCATACTTGCCATAACTAATCTCTACATTAGGCGTGTACTTAAAGCGAACTAATGTGTTTTCATTATTACCATTTAAAATAAAACTATATATCCATAACTCATCATCAATATATCTATAGCCGTTGTGCGTACCATGACCTCCGCCTACAATTAATGAGCTATCTATAAATTGACCATTAGGTCTTAAACGACTTAGCATATAGCCGTTATTTCTAGCTTGTGTCATGTATACTATGCCTGTTCGATTATCAAACCAGAAGGATTGCATCACTGCATTTGTAAGTGGTGCAAGTTCTGTTACAAATAAAAATTCTTGCTTATCAGGTTCAAAACGGTACTCGATATCAAGAATTTGTTGTTTAGCCTTATTTAGTTCTCTTATAGTTTCTTCTTTATTATTTTGAGTTTTGGTTTCCCAATCGTCTAAATGTTCTTTTAATGTATTAAAGGTTTCGCCATTTACATTAACTCGAGCTTGAACAATCTCATTAGCGCTATTATTACGCGGTGCCAAAACAAGTGCGTTAATTTGACTTTGTAAAGATTTATTTACTGCTGCTTGCGATCTACCATTATAATAGATTTGCTCAGCGAAGTGTTGAATTGTTTTAGCTTTCTGATGCAACTTAAACTCTGTTGTCAATCCAAGCGCAAATTGCTCTATTCTTTGTAAGTTTTGTATTTCCTTAGCTCTATAATCTCGACCTGCTAAAGCTCCCAAATCCTTTATTAAATACAAATTTTCCATAATGCACCTTCCTTTCTAATAAAATAGCACTGTACCAAGTTTCCCACTATCGTCAACTGTTATTTTCCACAATTTACCGTTTGGGGATTTCTGTACAATGCTATTTTGAATAATTCCTGCTTCGCCTATTTTTAATTTATCTAATTTATTTTTATCATCTACCGAAATGATACCGTCTTGAGGCAATCCATCAATATCACTACTGCCTGCATAAGGTATCCCATTTATAGCTTTCCAGTGTGTAGCTGGAAAGTACTGTTTATCGTTTTCAAGTAGCGCTTTGATTTTAACTTCTTCTGTTGCCATTATATTAATACACTCCCTATATCCATTGTCTCGAAAGGAGAATTCAAAGTACTAGTGTATAAATGATTTATACGATTTGCTTGATAGTTATATCTATTATCTTGTGCAATAACTCGTCTGTTAAGTGCTTGTTGAATTTGTACCATATCTTTTATTTCATTGCTGAAAGACACTTCATCTATTGCGTTTACAAATGGATGTGACCTATCAAGTTTAACAACCTTTAATTCAGTGTTATATCCCATTAATTCATGAACAAAAAATACGCTATCTCTTGGCTCTATTTTTTCATAACCTATATAATTAACATCTAATTCAGTCTTAGGAGTATCATTTATTTGCTTTTTTGCAAATTCTAACAGCTTATCCTGTGTTTCGATATCTTCATTTGTTTGCGTATTAGCATATCGAATCCCAAACTGCTTTGCACTATCTGCGACGTAGTCGACAATTGCTTTGTATTGATTGCGACCTGAATTATCAGCAATTAAATTTAAGACTGTTGATTTTTCAGTTCCAACATACATACAAGGCTTAGCTTTTTTATTTGAAGATATATCAATTCTATTTTTGGGGTCTTCTCCTAAAAATATCATTTCTAAAACGTGCTTGCCTTTATCAATATTTTTTATTAAATCTATTGTTTCAGACTGAACCGACTTAGCAAAACAAGAAATTTGCTTAATTTGCTTGCCGTCTAAAATCAACTTATATATTCCACCTTGAGAGCCCTTTTTTATTGTAAATCTAACTGTTTCATTACCATACTTGCAATCAAAGTTAATAGTAGCTTTAGACCCAATTGTTTCGGTACGATAAGTACCTTCTTTTATAAAACCATTTGAATATTTAATGTCAGTTGTTCTAATAGGATTATAATTTTTCTTTTCCTCAGCTGTATACTTTTTTCCAAAAACTTTTATAGCTGTTCTTAATTCCAATGTACTGACAGTTGCAGATACAGTATCAGTATTATATTGATATCGAATCACTTTCTCGCTTCTTTGATAAAATGTTTCAGGAGAATAAAAACCAATCTCTGTATCATTTGGGTAAATTATACAGCCAAACAGGTCTACCGCTTCTTTACAGTATTCTAAGCCGTTTTTGTTACCTAATTCGTCAATCGGTACTTTTCGCTTAAAATCTCCAATTATTTTATAGGTCATTTTGACCGAAGTTTTTTGATTTGCAAATCCATATCTTAAGTACTCATCTAAAGAGTATTCTGGCGTTTTACCAGTTTCGCTACTGTCGTCATCAAGCTTATTTGATTCCACTGAGTGATTTTGAAATTCATACATTATGTGATATGCCGTAACTTCAATAAAAACTTTATCACCTTCAACCTTTGGCGCTGTCTGCTTAATTGTATATTTTTCACCATGATAAATTATGAAGTTTTCACAAATCAATAAATCAAAAACAAAACTATTATGAGTAGTTCTATAAACTGTAAAGGTGATGTACCTAGCTTCATTCAGTTCATAATATTCTTTAAAAGAACCATAATCTACATCTAGTAAATTTTCACAAATCAATTCATTAAAATCCATTACTGATAAATGATCATGATAATCCATTAAATCACCTACCTATAAATAAAAGGAAACTTAAATGTAGTTTTAATATCACTGACGTCTCCTTTAATCTTAAATTCATTTTTACCTGGCGCTAATGTTATAATGCCTCTATTTGTATCAATTCCCACTCTATTTATATCTCGATATGCATACACACCATCTAAAACAAAATCAGTGTTTTTATCTATACTTTTGTTGTACTTAAAAATATCACCTGTTGTATAGTTAACCAGTTCAAATCCTCCACTCGCATTTAAATTAATTAATATTTTCAAATCGTGCTTGAATCGTGGATTTATCGTATCAGTAGAACCGTTCCAAATAGTAAATTGATTTGATGTATGAGTATATTTAGGTGTGAAATCAAGAGGAATTCCATTTTCAAACATCCAATTAGAGTCGAATAAGAACTCGCTATCGGTCCAATTAACTGATTCAGAATACCCTTTATAAACATTTAAACTTACTTCAATTTCAGTTGAAGAACCATCTTTTAAATTAGATGTAACATTAGCTGTATTCACTGCATATTTAACACCAGGCATTTGAGAAGTAATAACATAATAAGGATGTCTGCGATTAAACACAGATCTAAACCAATGCTCAAATAAATTTAAATCTATAACATCTATACCATCATAGCCAAACCTTAATACTAATGAAAAAGGCGCAAAACTAATTGCGCCCGGTAAAATACCATCTACTCCGTTAATAGTTACACTGTTATCATTGGTGTTTGGACTTTCAGCCCTTGCATCTAAAAATATAAGCTGATTAAAATCTGTTATTACTTCTTCCTTGTAACCATCTATGATTTTTACAAAAGATTGCATTAATTAGTCAAACCTCCCATATAATTATTTGCATTTGCTCTATGCCCACTTTGTTTTGACAATATTTTTTCTAAACCTCTAATTGCATCATTAGAACCTAAGTTATTATCCTGAGAAGAAACAGTTTGAATCAATGCATCTGTTAATTTATTTCCTTTATCACTTAACATAACAATTTGTTTCAACAATTTTTCAACTGTTGAAGTATCATTATTTACAGTGATGTTATTTGGCTTGCCATCCATACCGATGATGCGCATAACCTGTTCAGTTAATTGAATTGCTCGTTTACGTCTAGTTAAAGGGATAACCATCTCCTGTTTATCTCCTTCACCCACTTCAGCAAGTTGATGCTTTGTAATCAAACCACCATTCGCATATCTTCTTGGACCACTTGGAGACCAACCACCTCTTGGGTTAAACTGTGAGCGCCAATATCTGTTGTTAAAGAACGCTAATAACTGATCGTAACCACTATATATATTGTTGTGACCTCTAACAGCATAATGTCTAAATGTTTGTGGGATATATTGAAGCAATCCTTTTGCTGGATTGCCCTGTAAAACGTTGATGTCTCTAAGCGCACTAGATTGAGTTATACCTGCATTTCCTCCTGATTCGTGTTGAATCAAGCTAATAATATTTCCTACATCACCCGAAGTAACATTAACACCCATTCGTTTTGCTGCACGACGTATATCGCCTGCCCAAGCAGATGCAGCCTTATTAACACCTGAACCACTTCGAACGCCACTACCTTTAAGTGACTTCAACCATTTTTCTGGATCTTTAGCTGTATCATTCCCTGGATGTGACCCTTGCATCAATTGGAAATGTAAGTGTGCTCCTCTAACGAAATTACCTGTAGCACCTGATTTCCCTATCAGTTGACCAGCTTTAATACGTTGGCCTTGTCTTACTAATTGCTTAGATAAATGCATATACCAGTTCCATTCGTTAGCACCGGTCTTAATTTGTATAGAATTACCGCCACCGTAATCAGTCCATACTTTATCAGCTATACCGCCTTTAACAGCATAAATGTTCGTTCCAGTAGGCATTTGAAAGTCGATACCATAGTGACGACCGCCATTAAAGTTAAGTCCACCTGTGTAGCTCCCAAACCTTTGCCAAATTGGATGGTCAAATAGATAGCTTCCATCGCCTCCACCACCAAAATCTTCAAACCACGATTTTACTTTGTCTACTAATTTCTTTTTGAGCAATGAGTACGCGCCTTTAGCAATTTTTACTGTAGCGTTAGCTCCGCCTCCAAAATTAATATTTAAACCTGACATTACTTTATTTACTAGTTTCCCTGGATGTTGTACATAATCCCACACATCGCCGATTTTATCGCCTAACCAAGATGCACCATCTTTGATTTTATCGCCTGCGGCTTCAACCATTTCTTCTGCACCTTTTTTGATATTATGAGCTGTGTTTTTAGCTTTAGAACCGAAGTCCCCTGCTTTTTTACCAAGATTTTCAGTAACTTGTTCCATCCATTTTTTCTTTTTCGTACCACCATGGAATTTTGGCAAAACACCCATCCGCTGTAACTTCAGAGTGTCATTGGCATTTATTACACTATCTCCAACTCCTAGTGGAACAACCACATCTCGTCCTTGGGGTGCATGGAATGTTCCGTCAGCCCTGTGAATTACTTCTTGAACTCCACCGCCTGGGGCGTTTCCAGAACCTCTATCATTTAATACAGCAAATGTCGGTTGCGTTAATGCTCCCGAATTATCGGTAGCTACACCCTTTCCTGCTAAAGTACCAGTAGACAATGTAGGTATTGGCTTGATGAGATTTTTATCAGTAATGGCTTTAGATATTTTATTAATACCGCCAATCATGCTATTCAAACCGCCAATAGCTTTATTAGCAACATTTTTACCTAAATCAGCCGCAGCTCTTCCCATGTCTTTACCAATATCTCTAATCCAATCATATGTTTTGGATAGCCATTTTCTAAAACCATTAAATACTGATTTAGCGTTAGACCATGCCGAACTTGAAATTGCATCAAAACGATCGTGGGCTCTTGAATACATATCCCCAGTCCAATCTTTTAAAGATTTGTATGAGTTACTAAACCATTTCGATGTTCCTTTCCAAACGGATTTTGCATTCGACCAAGCTGTACTAGAAATATTATCCCATTTCGCGCGAGATTTATTAGCCATATCCGTTAGCCAGCCCTTTGCACTTTTATATGCATTGCTAAACCATTTTGATGTGCCTCTCCAAATAGATTTTGAATGCGCCCAAGCTTTATCTGAAGCATCTGAATACTTTTGCTTAGTTTGATTGTAAATACTTCCTGTTGTCGATTTAACAGATTGCCAAGCTTTTCCAAACCATTTACCAGTACTATTAGCTATAGCCTTAGTGTGGTATCCTACAGAACTTTTGGCTGAGCTCCAACCTGAACTTAATTTGCTTGGAATCCCTTTGATTCCGCTCCACATTTTTTTCATTTCGCCGCCAAAATGATTAGCATTTCTGCCCATTTTACTAAAGGCTTCGCCAGTTTTACTTTTTACGCCGTCCCAAGCATTTCCAAACCATTTCTTTATATTTTCTCTGTTTCTACGAGCTGTTTCTTCTTGTTCTTTAGCGTATTTATCGCTTTTTTTCTTTTGGTCTTCTCTAAAGTTAGACCACCAACTTTTAAGGCCATTCCACCACTTTTCAGTATTTTTATATACACGTCCACTGGATAAATCCATTTCTTTATCAATATCTTTATTTTGCTTTTTAACAACATCTACTACAGCATCTTTTTTAGATTTTGCTTTTCTTACTTCATCTTTATGTCTTTGATCAGCAATAGCTAACAATTTATCTTTTTCAGACTTAGAAAGGTTGACGTTATTTTTTATAGCAATAACATCATCTTCATATTGCTTGTCCACTTCTTTTTTTCTTGCTTTTCTTGCTTTTTCTGCTTCTTTAATTGCTTTGCTCGCTTCGTCTATTGAATAAGCATTTCTGTTTCTTTGCATTCTTACTAAAATACGCTCTTGCTCTTTTTCAGTCTTACTCAATTCTTTAACAGTGATATCACGTCTTTGATTTTCAAGCTTTTCAATTTCTTTTCTTTCATTTTCTGAAATCTGACCATCACTCAAAGCTTTTTCTTTCAATTCTTTGATTTTCTGATTGAGTTCTTGCTCTTTTTTAATTCGCAAGTCATTTTTTTCTTTAGTTCGAGTTAAAATGTTTTGCTTTTCTTGTTCATCGAATGCACTATACTTATCAATAAGTTCTTGAGTTTTTTCGAGTTCCTTTTTATTTCTTTTTTCTATTTCAGCTATAAGGTTATTAGATAAATCCGTTTCAATTTTCAAAAGTTTTTTTGCTTTGTCTTCTGATATCTGACCCGAGTTTAAACGTACTTTTTCCATGATTCTGCTATTTTCTTCAGAATAATGCACATATTTTTCTAAAGCTTTTTCTGTTTCTTTTGAAACACCTTTCCCTAACACTTTTACAGTATCAGACGCTTTTTTAGAAGCTGTGCCCATGGTTTGCATAAATCCTTTAAACTTGTTGACTCCTACTTTGAGAAGGTCATCGTCGCTTAATGATTTATAACCATCTTTCATATCTTTTGAAAACTTTTCTTTGAAGCTTTTGCCGATACTTCCAAGATAGTTTTTAAACTCTCCTAGCTTTCTAACAGCGCCGCCAATAATTTTACCACCAAAAAACTTTATAGTTTCTCCTAAACCGTTAATACCGTTTCTGAACCATTCCACACGATCATATGCGGTTTTAAAAACTTTATACGCAATTGTAATAGCAGTTATTGTAGCACCTATAGGTCCTGTTAAAAACCTTAAGGCTACACCCGCAAATCTTGCGCCTCCACTTACTGCAAATAAGGATTTTGCGGCTAATCCTAAACCGTTTTTCAAAAGTTTGAACGGTAAAATTGCTAGCTTTGCAGAATTTTTCAAAACATTTATAGGTTTTAAATTAAACAACATAGCTCCGGCTAATCCTTTAAAGCCTTTTGACGTTTTTCCTGTTGTAGAACCAAGAAATAAGGTTTGAAGACCTAAAGATTTCATTGCTTTTGAATTGGTATTAGAAAGTATTGTATTTTCAGCAATGCGTCTATTTAATGATGCATATCCTTTGGCCGCGCTTCCAACTGCACGTATTAATAAGCCTCCAGCAAGAACAGCAGGACCAATAGATGCACCAAAAATTGCTAAGCCTACCGAAGCCTTTCTAACCCAACCAGGAAGATGTGTAAATCCATCAACTAATTTTGTTAATCCTTCCGCACCTGCTCTAATCATAGGCGTTAAATCTTTACCAACTTCAATTGCTAACGATTCAAAAGCGCCACCTAATTGTTCCAGAGCACCTTTGAGGTTGTCTTTCATCAAATCAGCTGCTTTTTTACTTTCACCATTAGAGTTCTTCAATGATTTGCTATAGCTATTAATTTTATCTGGACCCGCTTCAATCAAGGCTAAAAATCCACTTGCTGCTTCAGTGCCAACTATTGTAGCCACTGTTGCTAGTTTTTGTTCTCTCGTCATGCCTTTCATGTTGTCTTGGAACTGTCTAATCAATTCACCCATGCCAACAAATTGACCTTTAGCATCAGACAAATGAATACCTAATTTTTTCATTTCCTTAGCTGTACTTTTACTTGGATTAGCTAGCCTAATAAACGAAGCTCTTAATGCAGTACCTGCTTGAGACCCCTCTAACCCTGAGTTAGATAAAACTTCAATTGCTGCAGAAGTGTCCTCTATTGAAACTCCTAATGCTTTTGCTGGAGTACCTGCATATTTTAATGCATCTCCCATGTATTGAATATCTGCAGCACTATCATTAGCTGATCTCGCAAGTAAATCAGCAACATGGTTTGCATCAGATGCTTTTAAACCGAAAGAGTTAATCGCTGAAGCCATTACAGTTGCAGTTGTAGCCATTTCTGCACCACTTGCTTCTGCTGCGCTGATAACACCTGGCATAGCCTCCATTGTTTGTTTGGCATTAAAGCCTAAAGCTGCCAATTCTTCCATACCTTTAGCAACTTCGTTAGCACTTTTACTTGTTTTAGCGCCTAAGTCAACCGCTTGATTAGACATGCTTTTTAAGTCTTTACTGCTTGCTTGTGCAATCGCTCCAACTCGAGACATTTGCCCTTCGAAGTCTGCACTTGTTTTTAATGCTGCACCTAACCCTAAAGTAATCGGTGTAGATACGCCCATCGTCATCGTACGTCCTAGGGAAGTCATTTTGTCTCCAATAGAACTAAATTTCTTTGACATGACATCCGCTTGACTTGCAAGTTTACCGAAATGACTTTGAGCTATCATTTGTTCTTTGTTAAAAGTCTTCATTTCGGATGAAGCTTTATCTATTGAACGCTCCAAATTATTTAAAGCAGCTTTTTCTTTATTAACAGCTGTTTCAGCTTTTGCGACATTAGCGCTATGATTCTTAATAGTATTGTTTAAATCATTAAATTCTTTTTCTGTTTGCTTTAATTTAGTATTAGTTTTAGCGTAAGAACTTTCAATTTTATCATTTGATTTTGAAAGATTGTCATTTTGCACTTTTAGTTTTTGAACTTGATTGCCTTCTTGTTTATATTGTTCAACAAGTGCTTTATGCTTAGCGGACTGCTTCTGTACTGCGTCACTTGCTCTTTTTAGTTGTGCAGTAGTAGCTTGGTTACTATTCTTAAGCTTCTGCTCAGCTTCTCTCAACTGTTTAAGTTTTTGAAACGCATCTTGTTTACGTTGATTTGTACGTTT